AAGAACAATCTAATTGATGAATCATATTGACTGAAATCATATTCAATAGAGTATTTAAATTTCATCATATATTTGACATATTGATCCCAACCACCAAAATAAGGTGAAAAGGCTGCGAAATGACCTCCCTCAAGAGGCATTCGGTTAAATTGTTCTTGCAAATCTCCTAAATCCTGTAAACAAGCCATAGTGTGCTCCAAAGGAGCAGCATTAATAGTACGAGTTTTCTCATCACGAATTTTTTGTGCTTCGCGGAGCTCTTCCTTAAGAGCAACAGAGAAAAAAGTAGGATTAGGATTTGCAGTCTCTAAGGAGAGACGATATTTTGTATAATATTCAATGAACTTGGGATGTTCTACCAACCCAGCCTTAGTCCATTGTTCAAGAGTCCAGGGAAGACCTGGAGATGTAGCATAATTCAAGTGCATCATGCACTCTTCATAGCTCCATTCCTTCAAAGTGTGCATCCACTGAGAAAAATGTTCAATAATCATTTGATTAGCAACAATCATCTTAGGAGGCATAGGAATATGAGGTTTATCAACAAAGTACTTAGCAAAATCTTTAAAAGCAGCTTTCTCCGATAAAACAGCAGGGAGATAAGCAGAAAAATCAGCAGCAGTAACTTTGAAAAACTTTAAAGTTTCCTCTACTTCTTTCCTCTGTCCGGCATACTTAGGATACCTAGAGAACGAAAAATAGTAATTTTGAGCAGGAATGATCGATTGATCTGGATGCCAACGTAATAAGCTTGGATGCCAAGATCGATCACCACGGGCATTGGTGACAGTTCGTTTACGGAACACATGGGATTGTTTGTATAATTCAGGCGGAAACAAATCCAAAGCCGCCATAAGCTCGCTGGAAGCGAGCAAATTTAGTTTTTTGAAAGGTTCAGTTTTTCAACGAACCATTCAGCCTGATTACTTTGTTTAACAAAGTCAGGAATAAGTGTAGCAACACCAAAGAACTCTTTACCAGTCTTGTATTTAACAACACCAGAATGAAGAGCAACTAAATTTCCCTTGGAATCCCAAATAGGCATTCCAGAGTCACCACTTTTTGTGATGAACTTAGTAATTAATTTATCATCACGTTTTAAACCATGAGAATAAACATTATAAAATTGACCATCTCGTTCTATAAGCATAAATAAAATCGGATAATCATTAAGAACATGTGATTGTGACATTATAGTAAATTTTGCCATATTTTTACTAGATAAAATAGCTGGAATTTGGACTAAAGCCAAATCATAACCTTGAATAACTTTAATACCTTTCGTTTTAGGCATATTAAAGTCTTGACCATAAACATGAAATTTAGTTGCTTTAATCAAATTATCAGCACCACTAACAACATGTAAAGGAGTTAAAATGCCATTGATAGTTAAAGCACCCCAGCCAGCATGCTGGTTAGTATTACTAAAAAATTCAACAACAGCCAAATTAGATAAACGTATATCAACACCTTTGTCCATTGCACGATTAATAGAAATGAATTCTTCACCAGTAACGGCAAATTTTGGAACTTCAAAATCAGAGATTTCATATTCAATTGCATCAGAAACCATTTTGGCAGCTTCTGTATCCATAATCATCTTTGGAATAGGAACAGATTCACTCATAAAAATGGAAACATCTTCAACACCTTCGTGTTTAATAGTTAATTTTTCAACTTTATCAGAAAGAATTTTTTGATTTTTATTCATTTCTTCAATTGCCTGAACTAAATAACCTTTCTTTTTAGGTTGTTCAGCCATTTGCTGAGGGGAAGCTTGAACAGGTTTCTCCTGTTTACCTTTATTAGGACCTCTCCCACCTCTTTTTCGTTGAGTTTTCTGTTGACTCACAGAGCCCTGAAGATTAGTATACCACTTCTCTGGTTCATCTCTTTTATCATGATGGTAATCTTCACCACGTTTAAGTGTGGTGTAATGAGAACCAGAATCATCGTTCTTAGACCTCAAAACAGCTGGTTGAATATCTCGACCTCTTAGTTGTAAAAATTGCATTTCACTAGAGGAATATGGATTGAGTAATTCAAGTTGTCTATAATCAACACCTTCCTCATCACCATAAATAGCATTGAGAATGCTATCAAGATCATCATGTGCCAACATCTTCTTATCATATTGATAAGTGTGTACGGAATCGTCGGAATTTCGATAACGAAAACGAATTTCTTGATCTTCATCATCCAATAATTTCATCAACAATTGATAAGCATCTTCATAGATTTTTGTGTTATTATCAACACGTCTACGACTATTATTTTTCTTTAAAACAACTGAAGCGCTAGCTTTTTCAGCGCCACGCCCATGCTTATTTTTTCCTTTAGAATCACCTTTTCCTTGAAAGTCTTGAGGAATCATTAATTTAGCCATAATAATAGGATCATCTCGAATTTCTTCAATAGATAAATCTTGACCCTCATTAAACATGGTTAACTCTTTATGCCAAC